TGCTTGTTGTTGTCCACCAAGTAAACCACCTAACAAACCAGCTTGTTGCGCTCTGCCTCTAAGTTCTAATTCTGGTGCAAGCATAGCCATTTGTTGTTGTCTAGCAATATCAGCTTCAGCAGCTCTTTGTGCTTGTTCAAATCCTGTTTGTCTTAAACCTGCGGCTGTTCTTGCCATAACATCTGCAAACGGTCTTTGTGATTCTGCTTCTAAAATAGCTGATCGTGAACCACCAAAAGCACCTGCTCCTATTGCAACATCTTGTGCTTTTTGTCTTGCAATATCAGCCTGTCTTTGAATATCCGCCATAGTTGTATCTATGACTTGTTGTTGGAATGGTGATTGATAAGCCGAAATATCTGTACTTAATAAACTTGGTATTGGAGCTTCAGCTATACCTCTAATATCAGTTAGAGGATCATATTGCATCCCTGTTTCAAATAAACCACGGGTTGCTTCAAATGCTCTAAGTTGATCTGGAGAAAAACCTGCAACTCTTAACCCTGTGTAAGGTACAAAAGGCTGTGCGGCTATGCCTTTGGCTCTGCCGTACAAATCTTCATACAAAGCCATTTGTGCTGGATCGATTGTTTGCGAAACAGTTTGTTTGCCTGTGCCTGGATCAAGCAATGATTTAGCTGCTGCTGCGCTTCCAATTACTGCTGCTGTGGTTGCAAAACTCATTCTTTATTCCTTATTTGTTCAATTAAATTATCTATTTGTTTAGTATCAATCGTTAAAAATTCTTTTTCTTCAAAGTTTTTTGCGATAACTTCTTCTTCTACATCTTCTACATTTAACTTATCAGTACGGTGAACTGTTGTCCAAATACATTCTTCGTGAATATATAATAACCTTTTTGTACCTGAATAAGTAATTCCTTGATATGGAGCTTCTATAGTTTCCATACCATTTTCAGTAAAAACAGAGCATTTACCTTTCATAACAAAGAATGGGTGATTTTTAGCATGAATTTTAGTTGCTACAACCAACCCTTCTGGCATTGTAATCGATCTAATATATTGTCCATCTGTAAAATCGTGTGTGACATATCCTTCTTCATAACCTTGGATAGCCGCAAGATTTTTGTCTTGGTCTGTTTTTGTAGAAAAATCGCTTAATGCCGCTTCAAACTCTTTTACTTTGTTCCGAAACTTTAATTTATTTTCTTTTTCTTGTAAAAAACTAGAAATTTCTTTTTCTGTAATGTTTTGTCCTATTTTTACTACAGATGAACCCATTAAAATATACTCCTGTTTTTTATATTTTATGTCCTATTTTATATTCAATACTCTTTAATGTATAGGAATCTTGCTGTTTGCTAGCTTTCGCTACAATATTAGTCGCCTTTTCCATATTCAACGATGCTCATAATTACACTTAATTTGTTTGCATGAGAAGCTGTGCAATTTATAATTTCTCCTGCTGTTAATATTAAACTTCTTGTTAATAATTCAACTGTATTATGTGCGCTTATATTGTATTGCGACCAAAGCGTATGCACTACAGAGCCTTCATTTGTCATGGTTAAAGTAAAATCTGTTTGTTGACCGCCATCTTCGGTTACAAGAATTGACTCTACTATCGCAAAGTCAAAATCACCACCGCTAGGTGCTGTATATATTAAAGTTGGATTTGTTGTTGTTAAATCAACTGTTGCATTTGTGGCTCTTTGTATGTACTGTCGTTGTGAGGATAAATCCATTATCTTCTGCCTCTATTTTTTACATCTAAGCGTATATCACCGACTTGGAAGTCTTGAGTTGTGCTTCCTGTAACTGTCATTTCTACTTGTCTTGCGGTGAATCTAGCATCGGTATAGCCATCACTTTCAAAGGTAAATGATCCAAAGTCTTGTTCTGCGCCAAGTGGATTAAATCGACCTTTGAAACTAAGGGTTACACCAGGTAAGGTGTTAGCTTCTTCGTCTGGAAGGATTTGATTGCATTGTACTAATCTATCGCCTTGACCAATTTGTATTGGCCCTGAAGTACAAAAAGGTGATCTACCATTAAGATCAGGTGAATTACCAAGTAAAGTTGATTCGTGTTCGTAAACAAATCCGCTTGAATCAGCAGAGATAGGATAATTAAACACGCCTTGGTCGATCCAACATCCTCTATCAAGTTCACCAATTGACCATACATTTTGTGCATAGTTCCAAATCACATATTTATTCGGTGTGTATTGAGTATCACCGCTTGGAAATCCCCACCATATCTCATTGAAGTTAGAGTTATGTCCACCCCAACAAGCACCTTTGCCTGGCACATTAAGATTATCAAAAACATAATCATGCACATCGCAAGGTATTTCTCTAACTGTACCATCATAGATATAGAAAGCATTTTCACCCATCCATGCAAGGAAGTTACCTGTAGGTACAATCACTCTTCTGCCTACTGCTTTACAGTTTGTACCTGCATCGGCAATACCATAAACAAAAGGTGAGCCAGAATAAAACATTCTGTTAATGCCTGTATCACTAAAAATGATAATGTCGGATCTAAACTTAACAGCGTATAAAGCTCTACCGCCTGTAGGGATTTGTAAATCACCTGCGGTGTTGGTTGCTTTAGATGTCCAAGTATTACGATCTTCTCTAGTTGACCATGCTACTTTTCTTGGATCACTTGCTGAACCAATCGCAACTAAATGTCTTTCATTAGTAACGATGGTTGCTTGGTTGCCTACGGGTGCGCCTGTGACTGCGGTTGCTATGGTATCAGGTGTACCGCCTGAGTTTGGCGACCATTCATAAATCTTGCCATCGCCTGAGAAACAGAAAACTAAATCTTCACCCCAATTACTAAATGAGAAATGACCTGTATTTAGAGGTAATCCAGATTGACTTCTAGCATCGCCATAATCTTCTGAACCATAAGTGTATGCACCAAATCCTAGAGGATCATTACTTGCATCATTAACAAAACTTGTAGGTGTAATATCTGTCCATGTATTGTCATACAAGACATAGACCTTTTCCCTAGTACCAACTGCTAAAACAGGTTTACCAGCATTATCTGAATAGGCGTACATCCCAATGGGTGCGCCTGTAAGTGCTGTTGTTTTAAGTTTTTCCCAGCCACCAATAGGTTTTAGATAGCCATTTTCAAAGCGAACTAAATCCCCGTCAACCCAACGGCCTTTGTTGCCATAGTCAGTTCCGTTTTTGACTATGCCTGCGGGTGGAGTAACTGGAATGAGTGCCATTCACTTATGATCCTATGGTTTTAGTTTCTGTTGTTGGTGTTACTTTTTCTGCGATTTGTGCATCAATGTTTGATTTTAAAGATGTGACTTCATCACTTCCCAAGGCTGATTCAACCCAACCTTGAACAGTTGATGAGGTAACAGAATCAAAAGCTGTAAAGCTAGATAAGTCTGATACATCTAAACTGATAGAGCCATAAACAGAACCCTGTTGAGGATTTCCGTCTGCATTATTATTTGCATCATCTTCGCCTGTTAATCTCCAATGAACGTTATAAATAACATCACTTTCTGTATTTGAGTTATCGTCTGTGTGGCTAGGGTAAGTGTCCACAGTTTTTACATCCCAAGTATATGAAATTGCCATTATGCGTTCTCCAGTGTTGTGATTCGAGCTTCAAGCTCTTGTATAGTTTTTACAAGTAAAGGTACGAGTTTTGCTTGGTCTATTTGTTGATAAACATCTTTTTCTAAAGAAGCAACCCATGTGCTATCGGATGGATATGTTGATTCTGTTTTTACATCTCCAACTGAAACACCTTCAGGTAAAATATCATCTTCCGTCCAAAGAATTGCATCAGCTTTACCTGCTGTCCAATCATCTTCAGATACTCCTTCGGCTAAAATAAATCCACCTGCTTCTCTTACAACATTTGTATGAGTTTTTGTTGCATCTTTTGTACCTGTAATTGATTCAGGAACAATATCCTCAACTTCGTGAGCTAAGAACCCATCAACTAAAGTGTTTGTATCATCTGCTATCCAATTAAATCTTGCAGGTTTAAGTTGCTTTAATCTAGTTGTAGCATCCCATGTATAATCTACATTTTCTTTAAGTCTGTAGTCTGAACTGGTATTAAATGCTGTACCCCCAGCACCACTAGCAATACCACCAACTTGAGTATTACCACCATCAATTAAAAAAGCAAAAGGGTCGTATGCACCTGTACCTGATGTGTTTTTAACTACACAGGCTAATCCTGAATTGATTGAATGTATAAGCATACATCTTTTACCACTTGATTGCTCTGCTGCTACTGTCACTCTATGAGTTGTATCAGGACCTCCTCCCATACCTAAATTACCTGAACCATTAATAACTAATCTTTCTGCACTTGCTGTTTGACTGTAAATAGCAAAATTATCATTTGTTTGGCAATTTACATCCCAATCAACAGCATCATTTTTTAATCTTAAAGAAGCACTTGAGTTAGTTCCTGCTTGAATCGTCATTGCGGTGCTTGAAGCACTTTCTATATGGAAAAGAGAATCATTGCTTGTAGTACCAATCATTAGGTTTCCTGAACGATCCAATCTCATTCGCTCTGTAAGCGTTCCACTTACTTCTGCTGCGTTATCTGCTGTAGTTAAAAATTTAACACCTACACCACCTGCACTTGCATCTCTTACTGATTGAATTCTTGAGCCTTTTGCTTCGCCCTCTCTTACAAAATCAATACCTGAAGAAAAATTAGAAGACCCATCTAAATCAGATTCAATTGTTATAGTTGTGTCAGTATTGTTTGA